ACTCACGTCCGGAAATAATAGCAGAAATGAACAATGCAGGGTTCGATGTTCAGAATGCGAATAAGGTAGTGAAGAAGGGAATTGATAACATCAAAACGTTCGGTGTGTTTTGTGAGGATTCAAAAGAAATCAAAAAAGAATACGATAACTACAAATGGAAAAAAGTAGGTGACATAATCACGGATGAACCTATCAAATTATTTGATGATGCTATGGATGCGATTCGTTATGCTGTTACTCATATCAGACAAGAATATTACACGGATGATAGTTACTTTGCCTTCTAAACATAAACACGGAAAAACTTAATATTGTTATGGCATATCGAGAGCGACAGAAAATTAGTCAAATGACCCCGAAAGGGTCTAACTTAGCTTCTACGGATTTAATAGAAATAAGCGAATTAGTTAGCGGAAGTTATCAAACCAAATCTATTACGGGTCAAGAAATCATTGATGCTGCAGGTGGTGGTGTTAATATCTACAATAGTGATGGCACGTTAACGGGTGATAGAACTTTAACGGGTGATAATAAGGTTCTATTGTTTCAGACAATGGGACAATTCAATGTTCACTCACACAAGAATAACACGGATAACATAACGTTCGAAGTTCGAAGCGACGCTAACTATCATAGCTTTGCAGTTAAAGACCATAACGATGGCGATGAAATATTCACGATTAAAAATAAAGACGTAATAGTTCACCGACCTAAGTTCACTATTGAATTGATCGATGCGTTAACTACTGACTTTTACGCACCTTATAACCTAAGTATTGATTCAGTAACAAACATTTTAAACGCACCTACTATTACGATTCAAGACGATGGAGCAGCTTATACACTTGGGAACACGATTGCTTCAGGAAGTAGAATAACAATAACAGCAAACACGGCATCCGTTGTAACATTAAACGCTACAAGAATATGATAAGTGATTTGTATATTAAAGCTAAAGCACCTAATCGGTCAACTGCTACGTTAATGAAAAGCGGACAAACTACAAGTTACCGAACGGGTGACGATGGCGATATTGAAGCAGGTCGTGCAACTAACTTTACTACGTTAGCAGAAAATAATCCATTCGGAAACACGAATCGTTTTACTGATGAATTAGGCGGAACAACTTACACAAAAAACATCGTTATTGATTGGTCAACTTATAACGGAACAACGGTTCTTGGTTATTATAGAACGGCAACGGTTGCAGCAAATTGGAATGATGCTATCGATAGTGCATCGGCTTTGTCAATAGTAGGTTATACAAGTGGATGGAGATTACCTAACAAACGAGAAATGGAAAACATTTGTAACTACGGAACCCCATTTATTTTAAACTACGCTCCATTCAACTTGAATTTTGTTATTTGGACTTCAACAACTTATTTAGCATCTACAACAGCAGCTTATACGATGTCACAATCTTGGGTTAATTTAACTACTAAAACAGCATCAGGAGGTCGTTGGATGGCTTGTAGAACATTTAACGTATCAGGAACAACCTTAACATAAAATTATGGCAATATATAAATTCGAGCAATTCAAAGTAGAAATAGTTAACCCGACTATTACAATAGACTTAAACACGATTCAAGATAAAGCAATCGATAAACTATTAAGCATAGATATTCTATTAACTACGGATAGTGCAACGTTCGGGGTAAACGCAAACGATATGCCTTACGAATATTCGTGGGATGACGATGACATTCCTATGATGGTTGACAAATGGATAAAACAATTTGAGGTATAATGGCTTTAACATTAATAGCACGCCCGCAAGATATAACACCCGCTTATAATCCTATAAAATGGATTTTAGATTCCAACATAAAAAACTATGAAGGTTTTCGTTATGTGTTTAAAGTAAAAGACGGGTCAAGTAACATAATCGCTGAATATAGACTTTTGCCGACATATGGCACGGGGTATGGCGAACAAGATTTATCTAAGCTGTTAAGTAATTATGTCACGTTTGATTTAGACACGACTTCAACTAACTTTTACCCGGCAACTAATTCTTATTATACATATCGTTTAGAAACGGGCGAAGAATATACGACTTTCGTAAATTACACAAACACGTTAGTAGATAGTTCAGGAAACGTAAGAATAAACGTAACCAATAGTTTTGTAGCGGGTGACCAAATAAACATTACCCAAGATGATGGGGGTGTAGCAAATCCGTACTTAGAAGGATTGTTTACTATTATAAGCGCAACGGGTTCATATATCGTAGTTAATTCTTTGTGGTCACTTGTAACGGATGCAACGATCAACGGAACTATTACTTATGCTGATAATCGTAAGACTTATGTAACGGGTTCGTTATATCAAGCCATTGTTTTTAATGGAGTGTTTAGGTGGTTAGATTTTGCTGCTTACGATTACGATGATTTCACGTTAGACGCAAACACGAAAAGATTTCTTACAAACCAACCTACAACTTTTTATAGTACATTAGGACAAGATATATATTTGAATGCGTTAAATCCAACAGGAACACCCGATTATTTAATTTTCACAAATAGTAACGGGGAGCAATTCTATAAATCAATAACGGGAGCAGTTACAATAAATCAAATTGCAGTTGGTCCGAATAACTATGGTGTGTTAACACCGATAGGAGCTGCAACGTTACCAATGATAAAAACGGACACTACTTCTTATTCTTTTTATTATTCAAACGACTTATTAACACTTGACCCATTAAGCGCAAAATATACAATTAATTTAGATACACGGGTTCAGATTTCTGAATATCATTGCTTGTTCTTGGATAGGTTAGGTTCGTTTAGTTCATTCGCTTTTCAGTTGAAGAATTATGAACGTGGGGAAGTTACACGGGATGAATATAACAAAGATGTTACAGGATTCGTAGATACTTCGTTATCACCTGACCAATGGAGTTATTCAACATTAGAAGAAGGGTTTAAGACTTTCAATATAAATGTTAGAAAGACGATTGAATTAAATACGAATTGGATGACTGAAGAAATGAATCGATACTTCGAAGAATTGATAACATCACCACAAGTTTACTTGAAGTTAGCTTCGTACACAAACACGGAATCTTGGCTTTATCCTGAAGATGAAAGTGGTTGTCCATTAAGGATTCCCGAATCAACTTTATATCAACCCGTAATAGTCACAAACACGAATTACGAAGTGTTCCAACAAAGAAACAAAAACTTAATTAAGCATTCTATAGTAGTTCGTTTAGCAAATCAAGATAACGTAAATGGTTAGGATACAAATTGAAACGGGTTATTTAGATGTCAAAGAAGGAACTAACCTACCTTTGAATTTTCAAGTTGGCGACATTCGTGATTTAACGCAACGTAAGGGAACTTTCTCAAAGTCTATAACACTAAGCGGAACGAAGAACAATAACTTGCTTCTAAACAATTATTATGACGTTAACATAGTTGAGGGAACATTCAACATAAACACGTTAACAAGATGTTCTATTTTGCAAAATGGAATACCTATTGTTACGGATGCGTTACTTCAGTTAGTCAATGTTAAGAAAGTTCAATTAACGGATGCATACGAACAAGGGTTAGAATACGAAGTTTTGATTCGTGATTCACAAGCTGAATTTTACACGGCAATAACAAATTTAGAATTAACCGATTTAGACTTCAGCGACTTAGACCACACGTTCGACATAAGTGCAATTACAAATAGTTGGTCACATACACAAGCAGACCATTACAAATACATAATGCCGTATAACGACACCCCGAATTATACGGTTAATCAGTTTAAACCTGCTATATATGCGAAGTCTTATTTCGATAGGATTTTTTCAAATAGTGGTTTTACTTATTCTTGGTCAAGTTTAGCAGCTTCGCACTTCGATAAGTTATTGATCCCTTATAATGGCGATGTAAATAACTTCGACTATACGGATTATCGGGTAACTGCAAACACTACTTTTTTAAGTGCATACGTACAACCGAACCCGGGTTATAATGAAAGTTTTACCGAACAAATAGTAACTTGGACGGAGACATTAGACATTCAAAGTTTATTCAATCCTTCAACGGGTGAATATAACGCACCATTTAACACGGACACGGCACAAGGTCAAACCTACTTTTTTAGTTTTACTTATGCTTATGAAATAATTTTAGATAATGCAAGTACTTCGCCACCTTCAACTGCTTATTTAAAAATTCAAGACCCTATTTCGTTAACTTATTTACCGGGTGAAATTGAATATAACATTCAGTTTGAATTATTAATTAATGGTTCGAGTGCAGGGTTTGTACAAGCTATTGATGTCGCACATATAGGGGATGGTGTTACTACTTATTCTTTGCCCGTTGGTTCAACATCTATTTTAAC